AGACGCTCATCCTTGTCCGTTACATCTTTGTTCCATACCGCATCGGAAAATGCTGTCTGCAGGGACTTGCAATCGTCTGTTATCCAGAATCTTCCCGCTCCCATAAGCCTTACCGTGCAACGGATCCGGTCAATAATCGCTGCTTTCCTTGCCTTTCTGACAGTGATCCACGGGAATCTTTTTTCTACTGCATTCCGGATAGAATTACCAAGTACGGTTTCTGCATTGTCGTAATAAACGGATTCCACGTTGCAATACTCCACATAATTACCGCTTTTCGCAAGCACCCCGTATTTATCGATTACCTCCTGAACAAAATCGCAGAACAGCTCATCCAGCCTATTACTGTCAATATCTTCCTCTGAATCCTTCGCCATGATTCTCTTAGACATTACTGTAATCACATCTGCATAATCATCTGTGTACCCTCTGGCAACAAAAGAATGACCGGACTGATTTCCTCCGAAGTCAAGTCCGATCTCTATCGATACAATATCTGTTTTTTTGAATTGCTTATATTCTACGTCACTTGCAAGTTCATCCAGCACCTCACATCTGTAAGCATCCGGATTATCTGCAAAACGTTTATAGATCGCTCCTTCTGCACGCTTCCAGAGCCCGAGGATTAACCGGTCATAATAAATCGTCCCCTCATACTCCTTGCAGAGCTCCTCTACATATTTCGGTGGTAAAAAAGGATTGTCAAATATCGTATA